TTTAATTTGTAGTGATAACAGCTAACGTCCTGTTGCTTGGCATTTGTTGCCGATAACGTAAACGAACTTATGAAAACTAAATTTAATATTACCAGCGTATTTTCCGCTGAAAAACTAAACGGCAATAGTGCCAAACAACTGTTATCTTCTAGTTGCGGATAATTTAAAACAGAATATTATGAATAAAGAAGAATTTTTAAAAAAAGCGAAAGAGAACAAAGAAAATGATGAACTGCATTTTAAATTAATAGAGTATTATTTGTGCGATAGAGAAAATGCAGGATATTCTAAAGACTTAAAAACTTTTGCTGACAGACAAGTTGTAGAAGATAATTTACTTTTAAGTTTAATGGAATACGCAGAACAATACCATTTAATAAAAAGCGCAATATCTCAAAAAAGAATAACATTAGTTCACGGAACGGCTACTGTTGATAAAAACTGTTCTAAAGAAACAATTGAAGCATTGAATCAATTATCTATACGGGTTTATAATTCAATTGAAACGGAATCGTAGCAATTGAAGATAACATTATAGTTGTATCATCACATTTTACAAGCGGGCGCTAGGCGCAGGCGTTTTGCGCTTGCGCTTAACGTCGAGTTGGGCGCAGTGCCCGCTTGTTGGGGCGTCCCCTTTTCGGGGATTGCGCCCCAACGTTTGTCGCTTGTGGTAGTTGGGAAAAGTAAGCCCGAAACCCCGAATAATTACTAATCTTAAAAACACAAAATAATGTCAAAACTAAACACCAAAACCCAATTACCACAAACGATTGTTAGCGGTTCGGTTACTAAAAAAGAGTTACGAATAGGTAATTGGCTATTTGTTGACGAAATGATAAATAACCACATAATTTCTCAAATCAGAGAAACAATGGTAAATGTTGAATATATTAGAATTGATACTAACGAACCTCATTGTTCTTTGGTGTCTATTGATAGATTAAAAGGAATAGAAATAAACGAAATTTTACTTTCTAATTTAGGTTTTAAAAAATGCGAATTTAATATTCCTGATAAATACAAAAGAGAAGGATGCCCGTTTTCTATAAAATTTAGAAAAGAAAATGGATTTACAGTTGAGTATAAATACGGACACGTTTATTTAAAATATGTTCATCAATTGCAAAATTTATATTTCGCTTTAACAGGTCGTGAATTAACTGACCGCTAACGGTTCTCGGCTTTGTCTAGTGCCGTAAATTAAAGACTAATCATAAAAGTACAAACTAATTTTTAAATTAAAAAACAATGAGTAAAAGCACAAAACCAAGTAAGGCATTAGTCAAAACCGATGTTAGCAGTAGCCTTTCTATTTCGGATATAAAAGAGCGTTTAGATAACTGCATTGATTTATACACGGATTTATTTTGCCAAAAACAAGAAGTCTATGCTTATGGATGGATAGGAGAAATAAAAGGAGGAATTAACTGTTTTGCAGATGCTTTTTTATCATTTGACGATATACGAACAGATTTAGAATTAGACGCTCCAAAAGGGTTTATTTTCGCTTGGTATTGGGATAATGTAGAAAATCAAGGAAAGGCAATTAATTATTATTCGTACATCAAAGGATTAAGAATTTCAGATATAAAACCAATTGAATTTGAGTGCGATAATCCACATTGTGAAGATGGATTTGTAGAAACACCTTACGGACACGTTTACGGAAATGCAAAATGTTCTGTTTGTGAAGATAAACGTGATGCGAAGTAAGGTTACTGCTAACGTTATAAGGCTTGCAGAAGTGGCAAAAAAGCAAGCCTTAATTTTCGATTTTGCCAAAACATTACAAACACAAAAACAACTTTAAATTAAACCTGAACTTGCCATTTTTGCAAACCTGTGTTATGGCTTCGTTCTTTAAAATATCAACTTATGAACTTACAATTATCCCTTAAAAAGCAATGGTTTGAACTCACAAAATCAGGAATTAAAACAGAAGATTATAGGGAAATTAATATTTATTGGGCAAAAAGGTTACTGTCTAATATTCCAGATTTACTATTGTTTGAAAAACACAGACATCACTTATTTTTTTATAGTGATGAAGAATGTTATAGTTTTTTAATAAACCGATTAGGAAAATTCGGCTACAAGGAATTTGAAACAAACACAATGACTTTGGGGTATCCAAAAAAAGTAGATACAGAAAGAATTTTAAAACTAGAACACAAAGGAATAGAAATAAGGACAGGAAATCCTGATTGGGGTGCTGAACCTAATAAACTATATTTCGTCATTAAGCACGGTGGTTCTGTAGAATGAGCCATAACGGGAAAGATTGTCGCTGTTGCCACTAAAAAAGCCAAGTAATTAAATTAAACACAAATCATAAAAATGCAAAACGAACTTCAAATTAAAGACCAGTCTGGCAATAGCTACAATCGTGTGTTACCGCTAGTTGTGGGTGGTTTAACGATAACGTGTGAGGATAATATGGAGTTAATGAGCCGTTATCCTGATAATTATTTCGACTTAGCAATTGTTGATCCTCCTTATGGGATTGGGGAAGATGGAGAGAAAAACCATAGTCGTTCAAAACAAGCGAAGGCAAAAGAATATACTCCAAAAAATTGGGATAAAGAACCGCCTCCAATTGAATATTTTAATGAATTGAAACGTATTTCTAAACATCAAATAATTTGGGGTGCAAATCACTTTATTTCTAAAATACCATTTGATAGCAGTTGTTGGATTGTTTGGGATAAAGAAAATGGAGAAAATGATTTTGCTGATTGCGAAATGGCTTGGACATCATTTAATACTGCAGTAAGAAAATTCAATTTTAGATGGGCAGGAATGTTGCAAGGAAATATGAAAGATAAAGAAATCCGTATTCATCCAACGCAAAAGCCAGTACAGTTGTATAAATGGATTTTAAAAACTTATGCAAAAGATGGTTTTAAAATTATTGATACGCATCTTGGTTCTGGAAGCCACGCAATCGCAGTTGAAGAAATGAACAGATTTGAAAAAATGAATTTAACATTAACCGCTTGTGAGATTGACAAAGAATATTTCACAGACACAACTAACCGAATTATTAACCACGTTGCGCAACAATCGTTGTTTTGAAAACGAATGTAGCAATTAGCGGTAACGGTTCTCGGCTTGGCGAAGTTGCCGAACACAAAACTTCAATAGTAGTACAAATGCTCAAATTAAAAACAAATGTTAAATAGTAGTACAGAACGGCAATTTTGCCAAACCGATGTTAGTGGCAGTACTTTTGTAAACGCAGACTGCTTTGATGTTTTTCCTTTTATTGAGGACAAATCAATTGATGCTATTATTTGCGATTTACCTTATGGCACTACGCAGTGTAAATGGGATGCAATATTGCCTTTTGACAAACTTTGGAAGGAATACAAACGGGTTATAAAGTCAAATGGAGTAATTATACTAATGTGCGGAGAACCTTTTACAAGCCAACTTATAAACTCAAATTTACCGATGTTTAAATATAAATGGATTTGGGACAAAAAATTTGCTGGGAACTTTGTAACAGCCAATAAAAGACCCTTAAATACATTTGAGGAAATTGTGATTTTTTACAATAACCAACCAACCTACAACCCACAAAAAACAAAAAGAGATAAGCCAATTACAAGCGGTAAAAGATGCCACCCAAGAAACAGAACAGGAACAGAAGAAAATGTAACCTATGAAGCTGAAAAGAAAACTTATGATGATAAGCATCCAACCACGATAATAAGCATACCAAGACAAATAGGAAAAGGTACAAGCCACCCAACCGAAAAACCAATTGAACTTATGGAGTATCTTGTAAAAACATACACAAACGAAAACGATATGGTATTGGATAATACAATGGGTTCAGGTACAACAAACTTGGCTTGTATCAAATTAAATCGCAAATCAATTGGAATAGAAAAGGAAAAACAATATTACGATGTCGCTGTTCGTAGGGCTTCGGAGTATTGCCACTAACTATTGGCTAATACTTATAAAACCAAATCAAAATGCAAACAATATCAGTAAGTTATGATTTGAAATGGCAAATTATAAACAAAGAAAAATACAAATGGTCAACTTGCAAAAAACTATTCAATACCCAAACCGGTAGACAAATAAAAAAAACAATGAACTGCCGAAGTATAGGATATTGGATAGGTAAAGAATTTATAACATTAAATAACCTTAGAAATCAATTAGAATTAATACCAACTATTAAAACACCTTTTTAAAATGAAAACAGAAACAACAGAAATAGATTTATACGGTGTTAAATTAAATGTTGAATATTCGGTATCGGGTATTTTTATTCCCGCAACTAGATATCAACCAGCAGAGTTTCCAGAAATAGAAATAATTAAAATTACTGATATTTTAGGCAACCAAGATTTAAAAAACATTTTAGGTCAATATGAAGAAGACATTTATAATCTAATTATATCAAAATCAGAATGCTAAACGAGATATTTAAAAAGTCAGTAAATAGAATTCAAGCAAAAATTTATTCTTATAAAACGATAAGATTAGAGCCGTCAGTTTGGATTGAAAAGAACATTTATCTAACAAGCGCAGAAAGTGTATTTGCAGGATATTTCAATTACGACCGTTCGCCTTATACGCGTGAAGTTGTTGATTGTATAAGTCCTACTAGCGATGTTGAATGTGTTGCAGTTATGAAGTGTTCGCAGTCTGGTTTTACTGCTGGAGTTGTTACCGTTGTAATTCCTTATATAATTTCAGAGTGTCCAAGTAACATTATGTTTTTGTCGGGTTCAGAGAGTTTGGTTCAAGACACAGTACGTGATCGTTTAGACCCAATAATTCATAATTCTGGATTGGGCCACTTGATACGACCGTCGATTGTAAAAAAGAAAAACCAAAAATCAGGGGATACGGATTTTAAAAAGGAGTTTGCGGGCGGGAGTTTGACTGGTGCAACTTACAACCCTAGACGATTGAGATTTTATTCAGCAAAGTATATTTTGGCGGATGAATTTGACGATGCGCCTCGTGCGGATAAAAAAGAGGGGTCAATTAGAAGTCTTTTAGAGAATAGGGCTAAATCGTTTGGCTCGACTAAAAAGATAGCTTATATAAGCTCTCCTACGGTAAAAGGCCAAAGTAATATTGAAGATGTTTATGATTTAGGGGATAAGCGAAAATGGAATTGGAAATGTCCGCATTGTAAAACCTATATCCCTATGGAGTGGCGTGTTGAACGTGAAGATGGTACTTTTGGCGGAATAAAATATAAATTGGATGAAAAGAATGAGTTAATTTCTGAAAGTGTGCATTATGAGTGTCAAAATTGCACGGGAAAAATTAAATATTCTCAAAAGTACGAATTGAATTTAACTGGTAAATGGGTTCCGACTTGCAAGGCTAAAAAACCAAGTTATCGAAGTTATCAATTGAATGCTTTGGTAATACCGCCTGGGTTTGATAGTTGGTCGGATTTAGTTTATCAATGGTTGGAAGCTAATCCAGTAGATGGGCATGTTGATGAAAGCAAGTTAAAAACATTTGTAAATACTCAATTGGGTCAAACTTGGGAAGAGCGCGGAATTACATTGAGAGTAAATGAAATGATGGAAAACAACATGCGTTCTTATGAGGTTGGAATAGTTCCTGATTTGTTGTGTGATAAAGATGGAAACGGCAAAATAATATTGCTTACAATGGCATGTGATTTAGGTGGTGTTATGGAGCAAGGAAATGAAGATGTAAGATTGGATTTTGAAATTATAGCACATACATCAACTGGAGTTACTTATTCAATTACCCATGGTAGTATTGGAACGTTTAAAAACAATCGAAAACGAAATTTAAAGGATAAAGAAAACGAAAGCAATCGAGATGTTTACACTTATTCTTTTGGTCAAAATTTAAGTGTTTGGCCGTTTCTTCAAAAAATTATTGATATGGATTTTGTTGGTCAAAGCGGGGATATTTATAATATTGATATTACCGTAATTGATACGGGGCATTTTACCAAACTAGCGTATGATTTTATTAAGTCAGTTACAAATTCAATTGTGATTGGGGTGAAAGGATATGCAGAAGATGAATATCGAAAATTGACAAAGGACACGCCAATAATAAGTCGTTCCCGTGAAATGGTTGGAAAATTATACATGCTTCAAGTTAATCAATTGAAAGACATTTTAGCTGCAAATATGAAATTATCACGTGGAATGGATGGTTTCCAACCTATGGGATATATGAATTTTCCAATGAGTACGGATGGAAAATATACGATGCGTAATTACTTTTCACATTTTGAAGCTGAAAAACGAGTTCCAATATTAAAGAATGATATCGAGATTGGGTATTCGTGGAAAAAGAAAAACAGTAATGTACAAAATCATGCTTTTGACTGTGCGGTTTACAACATTGCAGCGCGTGAAATTTTCATTGATGTTTTAAGGCGTTCACATTCTCAAAATGCAAAAATAACTTGGGAAGATTACGCCCAAATGGTTGATGGCAAATAATTAAATTTTATTGTTTTTATGTTTTACAAAAGTCACTTTTAAATAGGTGGCTTTTTTTCGTTTACAAAAGTTATAAAAAAAAATAGTAAGTTTGTAAAGAAATAAAAATCTATATTATGAATGATGGGATTTACAGTATAAGTAATTACATTGAGTGTCGTTCGACTTTGCACGATAAAATTGTAGCTATAAATTCATTGATTGAAGCAATGGAATTGAAGTTATTGGATGTAACAGAAAGCACCGCATTTGACGAGTACTCTATGGACGATGGACAAATGAAAATCAGAACAAAATATCGTAGTGTTGCGGATGTTATGGCGGGTTTGACTGGTTTAGAACAATTAAAACAGCGATATGTAAATCGACTTAACGGGCGTGTTACGGTTTTAAGAAGCGGTAATTTTTAAAAAATAAATATGAAAATATTAGGATACGAATTTAGTAAAGTAAAGCCGGAGAGTGAAGTTTTAGATGTTGATGTTAAAAGCGACATGGATTATTTTGGCGAGGGAACGGGTCATGGTTATTTGGGCGGTTCATGGCCAATATTAACCAAGTCGTATGATGGTGAAAAGACATCGGGCGATTTGGGTATTGTTGTAAAAAACATGCCGGACTATTTGCGTTTGCGTTTGCGTGGTGTAGATGCTTATGTGAAAACGGACGTAATAAAAACACTTAC